CCCTAAAGGCGCAACCGGCGCAACCGGTGCCACAGGCCCGCAAGGGCCTAAAGGCGCAACTGGAGCCACCGGTGCAACCGGAGCAACAGGCCCGCAAGGGCCGACGGGGCCGCAAGGCCCGCAGGGGCCGAGCGGCCCGCAGGGGCCGATGGGCCCGCAGGGGCCGAGCGGCGGCAAGATCAAGGACACGAGGAACGACAACAAGCCGCCGCGCTGGTATATGGAGAACCACCCGCATGAGACCGTGGTCGAGTTCAAGAATGCGAAAGCCATCGGGCTTTCGGGCAGCGAGACCTATGCGACCCTCGTCACATTCGTGCAATGGGGCGACAGTGCCGGCGGGTACCCGAAGCAGGTCGCCATGAGCGGCGCAGACATATGGTGGCGGCGCGGCGGGTCGGACTCTTCGTGGACGGCGTGGCAGCACATCCTCGATACCCTCGACACGAACACGACGTGGATCATGGCCCATCGTGTCGGCGAGTACTTGGAGACGGACGGCTCGTTTGACCCGAACAACATCGGCGGCACATGGGTACGGGCACCGAGCATCGGGCCGCACACGTGGCTGAGGACCAAATAAAGGAGACGACAATGTCTAAGACCGAGAACTACACACATTATGTATGCGATCGTTGTGGAGCCGATGCGTATATCGCAGAAAATGCAGCCGCTGCCAGCGACTGGCGTGAGGTCGAGCGTTTTGACCAATACGGCACCAAAGCGACACGCCTGCTGTGTAAATCATGTACTGATGCGTATAAGAAGTTGGCCGCGGAGAACGATGTGGCTTTTAAGACGTTCATGGATACGAAGGAGTCATAATGGCTTTCGAAATTGTAGATGGAATGACTGGTACCAAGCACATCAGTTCAGACGACTTGGCGGCGCTCAACATAGCGACGATCGGTAAGGCCGATTGCGTGCTGGAATATGGCGACGATTTCAAGCTCACTTTAGTGAGCGCCAATTCTGCGACACTCAAAACCGGTGTCGGTATGGTCGGCGGCAAAAGATTTTGGAATCAGGCGGCGACCTCCCTCACCATCCAGTCTGGCACACAGGGACAGAAGCGAAACGACTTGGTCGTAGCACGCTATGCTAAGACTAGCGCGGGCGTCGAGAGCATCACGCCCGTGGTGATTAAGGGCACACCGACCACCGGTAATGCGGCCGACCCCGCGGTGACGGCTAACGACCTCAAACTGTGGCGCGTGCCCCTGAACGGAATCAGTGTCGGCACACCCGTCAAACTTTTCACGCCTGTCACACCGCTCGCGACCCTCGGGGATTCTTTATCCGGCGGGACCGGCTATCAGTTCTTATATGGGAATAGCTTTTCGACAGAATATGTGGCTTACCACAAAAAAGGCTTCTTAGTAGAGATGTTTTGGAATTTCACTCAGGAAACAATGCAGATATTTAATGCGGGGACGCTGCCTGTTGGATTCCGTCCGACTCACGCATTCCTTATGCCGGCTGTGCGTACACTTTCAAACGGCGTCGTCAGCAACAACACTGCAGAAGTCGAGGTTCGAGAGTCCGGCGAGGTCGTCTTTATCGCCGCGAACACCTTGGCTGAAGGGCGTAACGTGGGACACTGTATCTGGATTGCTGCATAGCATTCCGCATCCCGTGTCCCGTGTCCCAGCGGAGCCGGAAATCACTTCAAACGGCACAGTGCGCATGGTGCTGGTACGGAGAACATTTGTCGTTTAAAAGGTATTAATTCAATGTTCAAATATATAGCCATGACCGTCGTGACCACGATTATGGGTACGATAATCGGCTGGTTACTGAATGCAATCAAAACCAACACCCGCCAACTGTATGACATGTCGCGTCGCGAACATGATGAACGGGTGCAAAATCGTGCTATGCTCGGTGAGCTCCTGTTTTATCGGCTCGAAGATCTCCATAGGCGTTTCGTGGTCGAAGGGCACCCGTGCTCTGCGGCCGAGAAACAGCAGGTAGACGACATTTACCACCATTATCATGATGAATTGGGGCTTAATGGACCCGGTACACATATGTATAATGAGATCATGGAAGCACATCAAGAATAAGGAGTGATTATGCAATACCTTCTGCCCGATAAGCCATATAACATCCTCAAGTGGGTCGGCCTCGTTGCCCTCCCCGCAGTAGGTACTTTTGTCGGTACCGTCGGTACCGCCGTCAATTGGGAGCCGACTGGCATCGCAGTGACGGTGATCACCGCCGCGGGTACGCTCGTCGGCGCACTCCTCGGTGTGACGACCGCGACGGCGAAACCGAGGAGTGAGTAATGATGGACAACGTTATTGGAAAGGGGTGAGTGATTTGGGTATCAAGGCAAATGCCGATGTGGCTGGATGTCTGCCTAAGCCTCATCCTACTCGGCGAGTGTATATCGTTCGACGATTGGCACTCGCCGCCAGTACTGCAGCTATTGCAATGGCACTCGCAGCACCGACAACGTGTTATGCCTACGAGCGCATCACCAATTACGTCAGTAACGGACATGGGCCGCTGTCACCACAATACCTCGTGATCCACGAGACGGCTAACCCTGGTGCGAGCGCATGGAACCACGTGCTCTTGTGGTCGCGTGATGATACTTATGCCGTGCACGACGTCATGGAGCTCGATGGCTCCAAAGTTTACGACACGGTACCGCAGAACCGCCTGTGCTGGCATGTCGGCAATGGCAATTGGTGTACGATCGGCATCGAGCTGGCACACGCCACAAATGCTACTGACTTCGCCAAACAATGGACCGAGGCCGTGAAGTGGGCGGGCGATACGCTCCGCGCCCACGGTTGGGACACCAGCCGTCTGCTCAGCCATTATGAAGCCGCACGCATCTGGGGTGGGTCTGACCATACTGACCCGATCGGGTATTTCCGTCGATATGGTAAGACTTGGAACGATTTCAAGCGCGACGTCGCCGCCTACATGGGTAGCGGTTATATCGCGCCGATCGCACCTACTGACGGAAACGGAGGTACGTACCAGCCGTCGACTTCTGCCACGCGCACGAGCTTCCCGAAATCTACGGGCAAGTCGGTCAATATTCACTATGCGCTCCATAACCGTTACGGCGCATGGAACAGCGCAGTGACCAATTTCAACGACGCCAACAGCGAGGGCTTTGCCGGTGTGCCGTACGGCTCCCACGATATGCTCATTGCATGGGCAGACAGCGGTACCTTGCGCTACCGTGTTCACACTAATGAGAGCGGTTGGCTCGACTGGGTCCAAGCAGCCAACTACAACGACAGCGTAAATGGCATGGCTGGCATCTGGGGCCAGGTGATTGACGGCGTCCAGATGTATTACATCACACCGTCGGGCGAGTACAAGCAAGTCTATTATCGTTCTCAGGACGTCGCCCATGCTGGCTACTGGGATGAGGTATGCGACGACGGCACGACCTACGGCGGCGATGATTACGCTGGTATGTACGGTTACGCGCTCGACCGCCTGCAGGCTTATATCTCAGACGGCACCCGCCGTTGATGGAGGATTGAAGAAAGCATGATGTTTGGTAACTACAACGCGTATCAACCTGTCGGCACACCACAACAATTCGCCATGGATCAGATGTAGCAGTTTCAGCAACGCGCCCAGATGCAGCCGGGAATGCAGCTGATCCGTGTCACGGGCATGGACGGGGCCAAGGCATACTAAATGCATCCCAACTCCGTCGTGCCCCTGTTCGACGCAGATAACGATATCATGTATGTTAAAAGCACGGATGGTGCCGGTTTTCCAACCATCCGTGCTTTTGCTTTCCAACCGATCGAGAACCCGACTCCGCAGACGCAACAGTATGTAACCCGTGAAGAGTTCAACGACACCTTGGCGAAGCTGAAGGAGGCAATCGGCAATGGCAAGCAGCCTGTTCGGGAGCAACGCGAAACCGCAAGTAAGTAACCCATTCCAAGCGGCCATGGCCGCTGCCCAGGAGCTCAAACACTCCAACCCGGAGCAGCTTATGGAGAAGATGATGGAGGCAAACCCGCAGTTTGCTGCATTCGTCAATCAAAACAAGGGCAAGAGCCCTGAGCAGATCGCACGTGAGAACGGGATTGATTTCAATATGGTCCAAAAGATGTTTAAGTAGACGGCACGGAGCGTACGGCTGTGGACTATGCGGCACTCATGGGCGTACTCGATAACCATATGTCGTGCATCAAAGCCGTCTGCCCGAAAGAGTACGACGCCGTCATGTCGCAGATCCACGCGCTACGGTAGTAATTACCTGTCAAACAGTGTCAAACACCTGTCACACACCTAAAAGGGCCAGTGTGACAGGTATTTGCATTTCTACATCGTGTTTCTCATCACCTGTCAAGCTGTCAAACAACAATGGGCCCCTATATTAGATATTTTTTATCTATATATATCTCTCATAGATATATAAAAGTCAAATTATCTAAGAATAGGGGAGAAAACTGTGTGACAGTGTGACAGGCAGCGAGAAATGCGATGTAGAAATGCAACTTGCTGTCAAACAGGCCCAAAATCAGCAGTGTGACAGGTGTTTGACAGTGTGACAGGCGTTTCGAAAAAGTTATAAATATTCAGATAAATCGAAAGAAAATGTAGTATAATGAGGTTCGCCGATCGAGGGAGGTGAAAGATGAAAAGCCTATTTGAAACAATTCGCGAGTTCGGCGATACGCAAAGCAAGCTCGCACGAATACTCGGCATTACTGAATCCACGTTGTCGTGGAAGATCAACAGCAAAGCCGAGTTCAAGCAGTCGGAGATCAAGGCTATCGTCGACCGGTATGACTTGACAGGCGAGGAAATCAAGTCAATGTTCTTCGCGTAATGGGCTTGTTCGCTTACCAGCAGGCGGCACTCGATCGCGTCAAAGGTAAACGCAATTGCGCGTTCTACCACGATATGGGCCTCGGCAAGACGTTCACCGGCGCCGAGAAATTGATGTCGGACAAGTGTTGGCATTTGGCCTTAGTCGTATGCCAGAAGTCAAAAATAGCCGATTGGGTCGATCATTTTCGGAGTCATTACGACGTCGATGTCCTCGATTTGACTACGCCAGACGGTATGAAAAACTTCGAGTTATCGATGAGTTACCCAGACCTGCCGGACGCCGTCGGTGTGATCAACTATGATTTGCTGTGGAGACGCCCTAATATTCAGGCGTTGCAGCATTTCGCGGTAATGTTCGACGAGTCGTCGCTATTGCAGAATAAATCATCGAAGCGTACGAAAGCTGCGATGAAGCTGGCCGACAGGGCGAATGAGCTCGTCTTGCTGTCGGGCACACCGGTCGACGGCAAATACGAACGGCTGTGGACGCAGTTGAACATGCTCGGCTGGCGTATCGACGAGAAGCTGTTTTGGCGGCAATACGTCGAGTCTGAGACGACGATGCGTGAGGGTTTCCCGATCACGAATGTTACGGGTTACAAGAACGAGGAGAGGCTGGTGCGCAAGATGAAGGAGCTCGGGTGCGATTTTCTCAAGACCGACGACGTCATCGATCTGCCTGATCAGCGTTTCATCCGTATCGACGTGCCGATGAGTGAGTATTACCGCAAGTTCGCCAAGACGAACGTGATCACGGCTTTCGGCCGCGATTTCGTCGGCGATACGGTGTTCGGCGACCTCACGGCTAAGCGCCAATTGGCAGCTGCGTATTCGCGCGCCAAGCTCGAGGCATTCGGCGATTTGCTGGACGGCACGAGTAAACGGCTTGTCGTGTTCTACAATTTCGACGTCGAGCTCGAAGGGCTCACTGCCGAGTTGGAGAAGAGGTACAGGTCGTATGGCGTGCTCAACGGCAAGGCGCATGACCTGTCGCCGTTGTTCGATACCGACGACGGGGTCGCGCTTATCCAGTACCAGTCTGGCGCCATGGGTGTGAACTTGCAGCAAGCTGACACGTGCGTCTATTTCTCGCCGCCGCTCGCGTCGTCGCTCTTTGAGCAGTCGAAGAAGCGTATCCACCGTGTCGGCCAAGACAAGCCGTGTACGTATTACGAGCTTGTATCTAAAGGCACGGTCGAAGAGAAGATCTACGATACGTTGGCTATGCGGCGCGACTACACTGAGAAGCTGTTCGAGATGGGAGGTGACTAATTGGCAGGGGAAAAGAATTTCGAAAACCGTTTAAAACGGTGGCTCGATACACAAGGTGTATGGCATGTCAAGTTTTTCGCCAACCGCAATACGCGGGCTGGTGTACCGGACATCTTGGCGTGTATAAACGGCCGTTTTGTCGGCATCGAGCTCAAAGGCCCAAACGGCAAGCCGTCGCCGCTGCAGGTCTACCACTGCGGGAAGATAACGGAGAGCGGAGGCATAGCCGTCATCGTCTGGCCAGACGATTTCGCCCAATTCAAACGGCTAGTACAACGCCTGAAGGAGAAAGGAGGAAACTGCAATGTTCAAGACCTCATATTCGAGGGTCGGTACCTTCACCCAGTGCCCGCATAAGTTCAAGTTAAACTATGTCGACGGCCTCGACGTGCCGTTCAACTGCGATGCGGCGAACCCGCTCGTGATCGGTACGATGCTGCATGAGTGTATCGAAGTCGGTGTCGACGAGGCCATCGCGAACTACAAAGCCACGTACCCCGTCATGACCGATTCCATGGTCAACGAGCTCATGAAGATTCGCGTACTCGGTCGACGTGCACGTGAGCTCGCATGGGGCATGTTGGACGACGACACCGACCCAGTATTTGAGGTGAAGGTCGAGGACGACAGCGGTTTCATAGGGTTTATCGATATGCTCATACCTCGTGGCAAGGGCCTATGGACGATGCTCGATTTCAAGTATTCGAACAATGTCGACCGATACCTCGAAAGCGGGCAGCTGAGCGTCTACAAGTATTTCTATGAGAAGACGCACCCTGGTGAGATCATCCAAGATATGGCATTCCTGATTGTGCCGAAAACGATGATCAGGCAGAAGAAGACCGAAGACCCCTACCAATTTCGCGAGCGCCTCGCCACCACGTTGGAAGACATGTGGCCGGCGCTGTACCGCGTCCAGTATGACCCTGAGAAAGTCGCCGACTTCGCAGTCGACACTTGTACGATGGCGAATGCCACCGAATTCCCAAAGCATGAGTCGCGCCTATGCGACTGGTGTGATTACAAAGATTTCTGTCTAGGAGGAAATGACATGCTTATCCTGCCCAAGAACGAACGCCGCCCTGAGGCCGTCATCACCGAACCTGATATGTGGATCTACGCCGACAGTTACGTCGGCAAGTCGACTTTTGTCGACCACTTCGACGACGTGCTGTTCATCAACACCGACGGCAACACCCAGAATATCACGAGCCCGTTTATCCAGATTGCCGATGAGCTCGTGACAGAAGGCCGTATGAGCCACAAGGTGCTCGCATGGTCGAAGTTCCGCGAGGTCATCGACGAGTTGGAGAAGCATGACAACAGCTTCCACGTCATCGCGCTCGACTTGGTCGAAGACCTGTACGAGCACTGCCGATTCTATGTGTTCGACCAGCTCGGCATCAAGCATGAGAGTGACGGCGGTTACGGCAAAGGCTGGGACATGGTGCGCACTGAGTTCCTCAGCCAGATGAAACGACTCAAGTCCCTCGGCTACCGCATCATCTATATCTCTAAGGAGCTCGTCACCGAGATCACGTACGCCAACGGTATGAAGGTCTCGACATTCAAGCCAAATCTGCCGGACAAGGTCGCAAACGTGCTCGCCGGCACTGTCACCATGACGCTCCGCGCCTATATGGACGAGCGTGGCCATTTCCTCCAGCTCCGCAAGAACGAGAACGTCTTCGGTGGCGGCCGTATCGATTTCAAACGCGACCGTTGCGACCTCACCGTCGAGGCGTTCAATGCCGCACTGCTCGAGGCACAGGGAACGAAGGCCGAGGCCGAGAAGCCGAAGGCACGCAAGAAGACAGAGCCTAAGCCTGATGTTGAGGCTGAGACTGAGACCGAGGTCATCGAGAAGCCTGATGCCGCAGAGGAGAAGCCGAAGCGTCGTGTGCGTAAGGCCAAGCCTGCTGCCGAGGAGGAGCCGCCGTTCGACGCCGAGGAAACCGCAGAGCCCGAGGCTGTCGAGGAGAAGCCGAAGCGCCGCACCCGTAAGCGTCGCGTCGTCGAAGAGTAATTCACCGATTGAAAGGATATATCATGGATTTCAGCAAGTTTGACAAGATGGTCGACATCGACGGACTCAAGAAGGACATCGCCGACGCCGAGGCCAACAGTGGCGGTGCCGATTTCAAGGACGTGCCGCACGGCAGCTATGAGGTCGCGATCGACAAGCTCGAGCTCACCGAGACCAAGAAGACCGGCAAGCCGATGGCGTCGTGCTGGATGAAGATCGTAAGCGACGGCGAGTTTAAGGGCCAGCGCATTTTCATGAACCAGGTCATCACGCAGGGTTTCCAGATCCACATCATGAACGCTTTCCTCCGTTCGCTGCTGCCCGAAGGTTCCGACATCGACGTCGAGTTCACCGGTTACGCCGAGTATAACGACTTGCTGCTCGATATTGCCGAGTATGTCGACGGCAAATTCGAGTACGGCTTGGAGTACGGCGAGAACAACAAGGGCTTCGACACATTCCAGATCACTGATATTTTCGAGCTTGATTAGGTGCGGCGATGCTCAATTTCTACGACTTCGAAGTTTTCAAACACGACTGGATGGTCGTAGTCATCAACCCCGTCACTCACGATGAGCGCGTCATCATCAACGATGCCGACGCGCTCACCGCGCTCTACGAAGGGCACAAACGTGAGATCTGGGTAGGGTACAACAACCTCCATTACGACCAGTTCATTTTCAAAGGCATCTTGTGCGGCTTCGACCCGAAGGCGATCAATGATTTCATCATCGCCGAAGGCCATAAAGGCTGGCAGTATTCGAGTTTGTTGCGCAAGGTTTACATGGTCAACTACGATGTATTCCACCCGCGTACCGACAGGGGCCTCAAGACTCACGAGGCGTACCTCGGCAACGACATCTGCGAGACGACAGTGCCGTTCGACATCGACCGTAAACTGACCGATGCAGAGATCGCCGAGACTGTGAAATACTGCCGCCACGACGTCGAGCAGACTATCGAGGTATTCATGCAGCGCAAAAGCGAATTCGACGCCCGCATGGACCTGCTCAAAATGTTCGATTTGCCGTTGGTGTACCTCGGTAAGACCGATGCGCAGCTCACGGCAATCATCTTGGGCGCCGAGCGGCCTGCACGCCCACGCGACGATGAGTTCGACATCGTGCCACTGCCGTGCCTCGACCTCGGTCCGTATGATTTCATCCGTACGTGGTACCTCGACCCGGCGAATCAAGATTACTCCGTGACGCTTGATTTCGACATCGCAGGCTGCCCGCACAAGTGCGCATGGGGAGGCTTACACGGAGCGATTGCCCAGTACGCCGGTGAGGGTTATTTCATCAACGTCGACGTCGAGAGTTATTACCCGGCCGAGATGATTGCGCACGAGCTGCTGTCGCGCAATGTGCAGGACCCGTCGAAATTCAAGGGCATTCGAGACCACCGAATCGAGCTGAAGCACGCGAAGGACCCACGCCAGAAGGCATTGAAACTCGTCGTCAACGGCACCTACGGTGCCAGTAAAGATAAGTTCAATGCACTCTATGACCCGCGACAGGCCAACATGGTCTGCGTCAACGGGCAGCTCATGCTCATCGACCTCATGCACAAGCTCGTTCGCGATGTAGGTGCCGAGATCATCCAGAGCAATACCGACGGCGTGCTCATCCGCATGCCAGACGGTTTCGACGGCGGGCCTGATGCATTTTACGACCGCGTCGACGACGTGGCATATGAGTGGGAACACCGCACGGGCATGGGTTTGGAATTCGATGAGTTCACCCGCGTTTACCAGAAGGACGTCAACAACTACGTCCTCGTGGCGGCAGACGGGTCGATGAAGACGAAAGGTGCGTATGTCAAGAAGCTCGGGCCACTCGACTACGACCTCGCCGTCGTCAACAAGGCGCTTGTCGAATTCATGGTGTATGGCGTGCCTGTCGAAGACACGATTGCGGCCGATGATGATCTGATTGATTACCAGCGCGTCGTGAAAGTGTCCGGCAAATACAAGTACGGCGTGCACGGTCATGAGCGGCTCACAGATAGGTGCTTCCGCGTCTTCGCGTCCACACGCGCGTCGGACGGCATAATCGGGCGAGTCAAGGCCGGCAAGGCCAAGCCAGAGAAGTTCGGCAACACGAGCGAGCACTCGTTTATCGACAACGGCGACGTGCACGATAAGAAGTGCCCGGGCTATTTGGATAAGGGTTGGTATATCCAACTTGCGAAAACGCGACTAGCGCAGTTTGGGGTGATGTGATGGATCGTCTATTTCTCGGTTATGTGAAGCTCAACGGCAAGAAATGTGCGCAGAAGCTGAAGGACGGTCGATACCTCACATTGGCCCAGGCGCGCAAGCTCGACGGTTACGGTGGTGTGCTGGCGCCTGAGACGATTTTCGTCGATGTCGACGACATGGTGCAGAGTGAGAAGCTGATGGACATCATCGAGGCCGAGCAGGTCGCATGTAAGGTCGTCGCCACGACCCGCGGCAAGCATTTCTATTTCGTCGGCTATCCCAAAGGCATGAAATGCAAGACTCATGCACGCCTGGCTATCGGTATCGACGCCGACATCAAAGTCGGGTCTAAAGCCACATACGGCAGTTTGAAAGTCGATGGCCACGAGCGCGAAGTAATCTATGACATCGAGCCGGACGAAGATTACGACGAGCTGCCGTGTTGGCTCAGGCCTGTGCAGTACACGCCTGAGTTCGACGAGATGGAAGAAGGCGACGGCCGCAACCAAGCGTTATTCAACTACATCTTGACGCTGCAGTCGGAGGGTTTCACGAAAGATGAGGCGCGCGAGACCCTGGACATCATCAACCGATATATGTTCGAAAAGCCCATGGAGTCACAAGAACTGAGCGTCGTCTACCGCGACGACGCCTTCGCCGAAGACGTTTTCTTCCACAAAGGAACGTTCTTATTCGACAAGTTCGCCGAATACCTCAAGAACGAACACCGCATCATCAAGATCGGCCATCAGCTCCACGTATACCGTGACGGCGTCTATGTGTCCGGCAATCTGCTTATCGAGAACGCGATGATCCAACATCTGCCTATGCTGTCGAAGGCCAAGCGTACCGAGGTGCTCAACTACCTAGATGTGCTAATCCAAGACGACGCACCGGCCGCTGATGCCGATTACATCGCGTTCGCCAACGGTGTGTACGACCTCAAGACTGGTGAGCTCATGCCGTTCTCGCCGGAATTCGTAATCACGAACCGCATCCCGTGGGAGTACAACCCGACGATTTGGTCGGAGTTCACCGACAAGACGCTGCGCCGTCTCGCCTGCGGTGACGACGGTATCTACTCATTGCTGGAAGAGGTCATCGGCTATCTGTTCTATCGGCGCAACGAGCTCCGTAAGAGTTTCATCTTGGTAGGCGACAAGGCCAACGGCAAGTCGACTTATCTGGACATGCTCAAGACATTGCTCGGCGACAGCAATACGTCGGCACTCGACCTGGCCGAGCTCGGCGAGAGGTTCAAGACGGCGGAGCTGTTCGGCAAGCTGGCCAACATCGGCGACGACATCGGCGACGAGTTTATCGCAAACCCCGCGATTTTCAAAAAGCTCGTGAGCGGTGACCGTGTCAACGCCGAGCGCAAAGGCCAAGACCCGTTCGACTTCTCGAGTTATGCCAAACTACTGTTCTCGGCGAATTCGATGCCGCGTATCCGCGACAAGACCGGAGCCGTGCTCGACCGCATCGTGCTTGTGCCTTTCAAGGCGACGTTTTCTAAAGACGACCCGGACTTCGACCCGTACATCAAGTACAAGCTCCACTCGCCCGAGGTCATGAGCCACCTGATCAATATCGGCCTCAAAGGGCTCGAGCGAGTATTGTCGAACCGCGCATTCACGATGCCCAAAGTCGTCGTCAAGGAGATCGAGGATTACCACGTCGCCAACAACCCGGTCCTCGGTTACTTCGAAGACACGCCCGTCGACGAGGTGGTGAACGAGTCGACGGCGCTTGTATACGACTACTATATGGCCTGGGCTATCAGGAACAACCTGAAGCCGCTCGGCCAAAACGAGTTCACCCGCCAGGCCAACAAACATTATGGGCTGGCGAGCAAGACCTGCCGTGTCAACGGCAAACGTGTACGTATTTTCGTAAAGGAGTAATTATGCCTATCATCATCGAAGGTCCCGACGGCGCTGGCAAGTCCACGCTTGCGAAGTCATTGGCCGGAGCGCTCGATATGAACATTCTGAAAATGACCGCCAACGGCGGCCAGTCCGCGCGTGAGTACGAGCAGAAGCTCGCATGCGACGGCGTCATCATTGATCGCTGCTGGGTTTCTGAGCAAATATATTCCGACCTGTTCGGCCGCGAGCCCCGTATCAGCAACGGCGATGCGGAGGCGTTGACGGAGTTTTGCGGGCTCGTCGGTATCCCGATCATCGTGCTGTCGCCGCCGCTCCACGTCGTCATTAGCCGCCTGAACGAACGCGGTGACGAGTACGCCGATGTCGTCTGCCAGAACATAGTCGAGATCTACAAGCGTTACCAGGAATGGGCTGAAGAGCATGACAACGCGATTGTGCTCGAAGACAACAACCCGGCGACAGCCATGGTGGAGGTGCTCAAATGCATGTTGTAGGCAAGTCGATGAACGACATCTACCGCCAACTCTGTGGCAAAATATCTGTACAGGGCCATGCTGTGGCAGGTACCAAGGAAATGCTCAACAGCGGTTTCACGCTGCTCGATATCACCGACAACATCGCGACAGCCCGCACGGGTTATTCTCTCTCATATATGTTGGGCGAGCTCGCATGGTATTTCACCGGCCGCGACGACGTCGAATTCATCTCGAAGTTCTCGTCGTTTTGGGAGCATATCAGTGACGACGGCGTGACGAACCAGTCTGCGTACGGCGCCATCGTGTTCAACCGCTATGGCTTCGACCAGGTCGCACAGGTCATCGACACGCTCAAGCGCGACCCGTATTCACGACGTGCCGTCATCAATTTCAACGTGCCGAACCCCGAGCGTTTCGAGACGAAAGACGAGATCTGCACTATCGCGCTCGTATTCGAACTCCGCGGGGGCAAGCTCGATTGCACCGGCGTCATGCGCTCCAATGACGTATGGCTCGGCACGCCATATGATGTCGTATTCTTCACGGAGCTGCAGAAGCACATCGCGAACGAGCTCGGTGTCGGCTACGGCAAGTATACACATTTCACGGTGTCGCTCCACGCATATGAGAAGGACATCGGCCGCGTCCGCGAAGTCTGGTGCTGCAAGCAGGCGGCGCCGCACCTCAAGCTCGACATCGAGAAGTTTTTGGCCCATATCTCGGAGATCGAACACACCGCAATGTCGTCCGACACACCTAAAGCCGCCGTCTCTGAATATTGTCTCAATAACGCCATCGTCATGGAGGTAAAGGATGAGAATTAAGATCCACCGCATCGCCGAGGACGCCGACATCAAGCTCCCGGCCCGTGCACACTACAACGACGCCGGTGCAGACGTCTACACTACTTTCGGCGAGACCCTGAAGCCGCATGAGACCCGTCGCATCCCGCTGGGCTTCTCGCTCGAGCTGCCCGACGACGTCATGGCGTGCGTGTTCCCACGATCGGGCATGAGCCTCGAAGGCCTCGTGTGCGAGCTGCCGCCGATCGACTCCGGCTATACTGGCGAGGTGCATGCTATCGTCACCAACTTGACGGACAAGCTCAAGAAGGTCCCTGGCGGTACCCGTATCGGCCAGCTCGTCGTCATACCCATCGTGTTGGCCGACTTCGTCGAGCAGTTGGGCGAGGAGAGGGGCGACGGTGCTTTCGGATCGACCGGCGAGGCCTAGTAAGGCCGAGTATTACCTCGACATCGCGCTTGCGGTGGCTGCCAGGTCGACGTGCCTGCGCCGCCGCTACGGCGCCGTGATTGTGGCCAACGACGAGATCATCGCGACTGGCTACAACGGCGCCGCCCGCGGTGAAGTCAACTGCATCGACACAGGCGTATGCCGTCGATGCGGGCACGGGCATAATGACGGCGATTACGGCTCATGCCCGGCGGTACACGCCGAGATGAACGCCATGTTGTCGGCTCCGCGCTCTGAGATGATCGGCGCGACATTGTACTTGGCTGGTATCGACCTCGAGACAGGCGGGCGCATCCCGCCTGATGAGATCTCACCGTGCCCAGTGTGCATGCGCATGATAGGCAACGCCGGTGTCGATGTCGTCACAGGTGCATAGTAAATAGAAGAACGCCCCAGACGCTCAATTGCATCTGGGGCGTTCTCCTCACAAAGGAGGAAAGTGCGGTGGCCCAAAACCGCACCTCCTATTTTATCACACGTAATGCTATTAGGCGTTGACCCACTTGAGGGCGTTCTCGATGCAAAGCTGCTTGTTTGCGGTCTCGTATTCCTTGCGGCCCATCAGTACCCACTTGCCTGACTTGCATTCGCGGCGGACGTAATGCACGCAGTAGTCGTCAAGAACGATCTTCACGCTGCGGCCGCAATTGGTGATCTCATATGCCTCGTTGAACGGCTGGGCAAACTGGACACGCTCGAGCTTGATAGCGTCGTCGAAAGTCTTAGTCATGGTGTTTCCCTTCCTCGTGGTTGACAAGATTATATTACCAGGTAACTACCCGAAAGCACACAGCTATTTTTAAATTATTTAGAATGTTTTTAAAATAATTTAAAAATAGGTATGTACACGAGCGCATGCACGTGGGATAATGACCTTGTCAACCACAAGGAGAAAGGAAACACCATGGCAGAGGTAACGTTCACTGAGAAAGAGCTCTGTTTCATCAACGAATGCGCGATCGACAAAAAGGGCGTGCTGGTCGAGATGCCGGCGAACCCGTTCCCGTCGCTCTACCGCAAGGGCGTCATCGCCAAGAAGGGCGACGACCTCACAGTCACGAAGGACTTCCGCGAAATGTTCTGCCTCGACGGCCAGGTCGTGCATATCGACCTCACCAAGGCCGAGGGCGAGCCTGAGGATAACGACAAGAAATTCAAGTACGGCGAGACGGGCGACGTGATCATCGAAGACGCGCCTGTGGACTACGCTGGTTTCCGCCAGGCGATCGCAGCCAACCTCCGTGACCGCCGCACGAAGGGCATTGACGAGTTTCAGCTGATCGACAAGGCCGTGCAGGTGTATGACGCCGCACGCGAGGCCAGGGCTGCCAACGGTGACGAGGGCACCCGCTCTGAGCACACGACAGTCGGCAGCCGTAAGCACTGGCGTTACGATTTGGCCGATACCGTGTCGGCATACTTCGGCGTCGGCATGGAAGTCGACAAGCGTGAAATCGTGTTCACTGGCGACCTGTACATGGCTGGTGCGGCTGAGCTCGCGTTCGAGTACCTATTTAAGATCGGCAACCGCCGTGCGCAGCGTTGCTACGATGAGCGCCTGTTCGCCGGTGAGTCCACGGTCGGCGTGTACGCCGAGAAGGCCGCGGAGTTCATGGCCGAAGTAGAAAAGCGCCTGCAGCATGAGGGCGCCAACATCGAGATCGACGGTGAGGTCGTCGGCGAGATTGTCGTCGACCTCGACCACATTGAGGAGATCACCGATGAAATGGATTAAGTTCGCGAGGCCTGTCGATTGCCCGACATGTGGTGCTACCCCGAGCCGCCAGAAGTGGAAGCCGCGCAAACAGGTGGATACCAACGAGACGATCCCACGGTATTGCCCGTGGTGTGGAGAGGACTTGACGGACAAATGATCACCGACACGAAAGAGATAGCCAAGCGCCTTCGCACCGAAGCCGATTACTGGCGTGATTACAACGAGGAAGACACCATTTTCACTATGTCGGATTGCCGTTTCACTGAAAGCGTGCTCATTGCTTTCGGTATGGACGACATGGATATATACGCAGATATGCCCGTCTGCGAGCTGTTCGATAAATTGGCAGATTTCATCGATCCGCAATCGAGTTAAAGCATTTTGAAAATACTTTCAATTTATCGAAATATCGATGTACTGAAAGTAGTATAATGACCCTGTCAACCAGAAGGAGGAACAAATGTCCGAGTATATCGTTTTCGTAATGCCGCCAAGTGATGAGGATGCCGAGCCGTTCGACATCCAGGAATGGGAGTTTGACGCGGCCATGGCCACCGCGAATCGTTACCGCGAGCGCGGTTGGAAAGCATGCATCATCGATTACGGCACGCCGTTCGTGCCGTGGCGCGCTGGGCGCCTAGACGGCCCCGATATTCGCGTCATGGCGCGTACGTGCGACGAGGCATGCATCCGCGCACGTGCCATCAGCTACGACTGCACCGGTTTCCAGAGGGAGGACTAACCATGCGTGGTTTCGTCTACACCGCATTGACGGTCGTGGGGATAGTGGCTACGGCTGTCGCCGCGGCATATGCGTTCGCAGACCGCGGTTATTTCGCCGTAGGCGGCGAGTATGCGTTCCTGGCCCTACCTCTGCTCGGCATGTGCGTCGAGTACATGGTCAAAGACCGATGAGGAGGGAGGCATCATGCAGATCGGCGATGTGAAGCCGTTCAAATATGTCTACGCAGACGATCGGCAGCAATTCACGAGGCCGCTCGAGGAGGCGGCGGAGTTCTTTACGTCGTGGCATTTTTGGATACAGCGCCGCGACAACCAGCGGTATTCGGCGAAGGCGCGCGAGAAGATGCTCGACAAGGCCGCAGACGTGATCCAAGCAGTCGTCAATTGCGTCGCATCGGTCGGTATCGACGATATGTCAGAGCTGATGAGGCGTTGCGAGAAGCGCAACACGAAGAGAGGTAGGTATTGATGCAGGTCGAAGTGGCCGTAACCATGGAGCGGAGGCCAGTCACCGTGCATGGGCATGGCGGCAGCCTGATTGGGTGGTTCCGACGAGGCGGTTTCCTCGGTAACAGCCAGAAGCATGTCGGGCTCGTCGAGCTCGCAGACGGCACCGTCGGCGAGTACGAGGCGAAGGAGGTGCGCTATGTCGACTACAGATAATAATTATGTTGAGTACGACAGGGACCTCATGCGCTCGTGTATATATGGGCTCGCAATCGGTGACGCCCTCGGCGTGCCGTACGAGTTCTGCGCGCGAGGCAATCCCGCCGAAGTGGGTCGACCAGCTGCGTGGCAAGGCCGTAATCGAGCAATGCGTTTAGGAGAAAGGCGATAGACGATGATTGATGGGTATCTATTGAACATGCGTGTGTTCGATAACGTGAGCGACAGTAAAGTGCAGGCGCTCAAACCGCTCGAGGAGGCTGCCGAGATCTTCGGTGCGTGGCAGGCGCGTTATAACATGCGCTTTGCCTCGCGGGATGCGTGCGGGGCGTTTCGTAGGGATCTTATCGACGAATGCGTGGACACCGTGCAAGCGGCAGCGAACATGCTGGCTGCCGTCGGCGCAACGCAGGGTGAGGTCGACGCCGCCATCAAGCGTATGGACGAGCGAAACGGGGACCGAGGCAGGCTCTGAGAAATGGAGGGCCGTGAGATTCCGCTCGATACCGAGATTCCGTACGACGAAAACGGGAACGAGTACGAAGTTCACTATCACAAATACTCAGTGCGTCGAACCATCCCGTGGCGTAAGCGGCATGTGGTGATAACGGACTACATTGTACACGATGTCTCAGATCTCTACCTCACCCCACCAGATAGCTGGGAGAAGCTAGGCGAAGACCTGCAAGCAGTCGAGGTTTGTGGAGATTCCCCTGAACTCGAAGACCCCGTGTGCGCCTATGCACACAATATCGGTAAGAAGTGCGCCGAATGCAAGCTCTACGCAGGGGATCGCACCGTCAATATGTGCAAGGACATCGTGTCCCGTATCCACAAGCCGAGGGGTGAAGGCAGATGACGACTATGAAACCGTGCCCGAAGTGCCATTCGGCCGAACACCCGCACATCGAGACAATCGATGATCACTCGACTGCCAGCCGGTCCGCCGAAGCCGGGTGCACGGAGTGCCGCACGTTCGCGCAGATCGACTATGTGTTCACAGGCCCGTCGGCCGACGAGTGCAGGCCCGACGATGTGCAGTCGACGCGCGAGGTCATCGAGCGATGGAATGAGCATCGCGACGACTGGGAAGGAATATTCAACCATGACTGAGAAAACATGCGCCATATGCGCCACGTGCGTCACATGCCCCAACTGCGGCAAGCGGATCGATTTCCATGCCGTGCACATCGATAGCGGTCGCGTGTTCGTCTGCGAGAAGGGCAAGCCGCTCATGCGCGAGGTCGAATACCATTGCCGGCACTGCGACTCGACCGTCATTTTCCTCAAGAAGTGCGAACCGAAAGAAGTTGACCATGACTGAATACGAGCCTGCGAGCGGCTACAACCTGCCTCCCGGGTGTTTCGATAAAGACATCGAACGCGAGTTCGGCGGTGAGCGTCGCTACTGCAGCGAATGCAGGCATTGCATCGTATCGGACGAACTCGACTGCTGCATCTGCGATGTAGACCTGGCCAATGCGATCTCGAAGCTCCAAGGCGCACAGCGCCGGTCGCCGAGATACATCATCGCGGCTGTCGAGGACGCGACCACGAACGAAGGCGACTGCTGCGCCGGTTTCGAGGAGTGACGATTGCCGTGAGCGGGAGGGGGAATGACGACTGGCTGTGAGCGTCGCCGATCGGTCGCCGACGCCGTACGCCGCGAAGCAGCGTATCGCCCAAGCCGCACGATGTCCGAATGGCGGTGCAGGCCGCATGGAACGGTAACCGGAGCGCACGTGCCGAATGATCGGCAACGGTGCCGAGCCCTGCCGCCCTGAGTGCGATCGCAGACACTCCTACGATGACGGGCCCAACTTCCGTATGGGCTGTGGCGCAAGGGTAGTGGAGTAGATGTAAAAACATGCCTAGAAACGATTCTAGCATACGTAGAAGGCGCTATTTTGCCCAGGCACGTATGCCTGCAGGGCCCCGAGGCAGATATTCGCCTCGGGGCATTTTTCATACCTCGTGACCAAAATTGGCACTTTTCGATTTATTTGCATGGTTGACAGGTAGTAGACGTCAAAACGCGAGGTAGACGCATGCGGGAGGCCGCTCGGCACAAGTTACTGTCACACTGCCTGTCACACTGCTTTTGGGCCAGTGTGACAGGCAGTAGGCGTCAAAACGCGAGGTAGGTAAATTGTTAGGTACCTAAGTGTCACACTGGCAAACAGCAGCCCCCCCCTATATTAGATATTTTTTATAGGTATATCTAATATTTGATAAGTATATATTTTCAAAATATAGGGGTATAGGGGAGCGTGACAGTGTGACAGTGTGACAGGTAGTTGCAAATACATGCGTCTACATCGCGTTTTGTCAGAATTACCTGTCACACGGTGCAGATAAATCGAAAGAAGCGGTGTGACACCAGTGTGACAGCAGTGTGACAGGCAGTCGAGGGCGTGCGTGTTTACCTCGATTAACTCATTAAAGCGTTTCAATTTTGACGGGTCGGTATATACAATATACATACTCAAATAAATCGAAAGGCTCCCGAACACCCAACTGTGCATACCCCATATACGCAGTATGCACGCTATACGCAGCCGAGCAGTCGTTTGAACGGTCCCGCCCGGCGCTATAGAATATATTCCGATAGACAAGGAGGGATATTTTTTGCCTTACATCAAATTCAACAACGCGATACAGCGGAAACGATATTGGCTCGGCGAAGACGGCATCGAGCTGATCAACGACTGGAGGCGTCGAGGGCTCTCCGTGAAGGCGATCGCCGAGGACAAGATCGGCGTCGCGTACACCACGCTCATGAAGTGGCGCCAGCAGTCGCCTGAGCTGGACAAGGCGCTCACTATCACAGAGGACCTCGTAGACGGCCAGGTGGAAGGCGCATTGCTCAGGCGTGCGCTGGGGTATGACTATTTCGAGGAGACATGGACGCTCGACTCCGACACAGGCCGGGAAGTATTGAGCAAGAAGGTCAAGAAGCATGTGCCGGCAGACGTGAAGGCCATCGCCATGTGGCTGTTCAATAGGCGCGGTGACGCCTGGCGATCGATGCAGCCCCAGTTGCCTGCAGACGACGGCGACATCATCGACGTGAAGAACGTGCTCGTGCAGATCGAGGGGGCGGCAGATGGAGATAAGGCTGACGCGTAAGCAGGCTGAATACGTTCGCGAGGCGCACCACCGCTGGAACCTCGCCACGGGCGCCGTGCGTTCCGGCAAGAGCCATCTGGCAGTGCAATACACGATTCCCGACCGCTTGATCAAGCTGCGCGGCAAGAAGGGTCTGGCGTTGATCTTGGGCGCCACGAAGGAGAACATCGAGCGCAACGTCTTGACGCCGATGCGCGACATGTGGGGCGATAGGTTCGTAGGCGACATCAACGCCCGCAACTGGTGCGAGATCTTCGGCGAGCGTGTGTACTGCATCGGTGCCGAGAACGCGGGCCAGGTATCGAAGCTCCGAGGCTCAGAGGTAAAGTTCGCATATTGCGATGAGATCTGCGACATCCACCCCGATGTGTTCGAGATGCTGAAAAGCCGCCTCTCCCTGCCGTACAGCGAATGCCACGGCGCATGCAACCCCGCAGGCCCCACGCATTGGCTCAAGCAGTTCATCGACAAGGGCGAGGCCGACCCCGGCATCGACATGTTCGTGCAGAGGTACACTATCGACGACAACCCGTTTTTGCCGCCGGCCTATGTCGCAGGCCTCAAGGCGGAGTACCGCGGCACCGTGTACTACGACCGATACATCAGGGGGTTGTGGGCGAAGGCCGAAGGCCTCGTGTACCCGAACTGGAAGGACGCCCAGGAGCCGACATGGTCGCCGCATGACGTACGCGGCTACTGCGTGAGTATCGACTACGGAACGCAGAACCCGTTCCATGCCATCAAGTGGATGCTCGACTCTGCCGGCACATGGCATGCGGTCGGTGAGTACCGCTATTCAGGACGCGAGGAAGGCAGGCAGAAGACGGACCCCGATTACGTCGACGACCTGGTCGTGTTCACGGACGACGCACCTGAGGACGCAGAAGTCGAGGTCATAGTCGACCCCAGCGCATCGTCGTTCATCGCGCAGCTGCGAAAGCGCGGCGGGTTCAAGGTGAGGAAGGCCGACAACGATGTCGGGGACGGTGTGCGGGATACCGCATCGGCGATGCAGTTGGGCCAGGTCAAAATCGGGGACACACTCACCGAATTGGCACGTGAGTTCACGGGCTATGTATGGGATGATAAGGCAGACCAAGACAAGCCGGTCAAGGTCGACGACCACGGCATGGATGCGCTGAGGTATTTCGTGAGGACGAAGCGTGTGTACAGGCCGCGTGACATGGTATACGAGTCGCCGTTCATGGGCGGCGCGGACGAGGGACCCAGGAGGTTTGAACTATGAGATGGGATGAGGTACTCGACGACAAGTCGCGCATGCTCACGTACCAGGATTTCGTGGAGGCGGGCGACGCCAACCGCGAGGGCTTCGTACTGGAGGCGATCGAGCGGCATAAGTCGGGTAAGGCGTACCGCACGGCACGCATGGCCGATGCATATGACCGCCAGGAGAACACGACGATCAACGCCTATGTGCAGAAGGTCTTCGACATCACCGGGTCAAAGCTCGTGGACTTCACCGCGAGCAACAATAAGATCGCCTGCAATTTCTTCCACCGCCTGAACACCCAGCGCACGATGTACTCGCTCGGCCAGGGCGTGTCGTTCATCGATGTCGACGAGGTCGGCAAGAAGGACGAGACCAAGGAGAAGCTCGGCAAGCATTTCGACCATGACCTGTGCACGCTCGCATACAATGCGCTCATCCACGGCGTGTGCTTCGGCTTTTGGAACCTCGACCGCATGTTCGTGTTCCCGCTGACTGAGTTCTGCCCGCTCTGGGACGAATACGACGGCACGCTCAAGGCCGGTATCCGCTTCTGGCGCATCGACCAGTCGCGCCCAATGCAGGTCGTGCTCTATGAGGCAGACGGCTACACACGTTTCCAGAGTCGCCAGGATGCGAACGGCGTCACGAGCGAGCGCCTCGATATCGTCGAGGGAAAACGGCCCTATATCGAGAAGACGAGCTACACGCCAGCCGACGGTATTGAGCAGGTGATCGGCGGCGAGAACTACTCGGCATTGCCCGTGGTGCCGATGTGGGGCTCGAAGCTTCACCAATCGACCCTGGTCGGTATGCGCCAGGCGATCGACAGCTACGACCTGATCCGCAGCGGCTTCGCGAACGACCTCACCGACTGCGCGCAGATCTATTGGCTCGTGTCGAATGCAGGCGGTATGAGCGACAAAGACATGCAGAAATTCCTCGACCGCCTGAAGATCAACCACGTCGCGCTCGTCGATTCCGACGACGGCGGTAACGCCCAGGCGTATACACAGGAGATCCCGTATGCTGCACGCCAGGCGTACCTGCAGTCGATCCGCGACGGCATCTATGAGGACTTCGGCGCACTCGATGTGCACACTGTGGCGGCAGGCGCGACCAACGATCACATCGATGCGGCGTACCAGCCTATGGACGAGGAGGCGAGCGACTTCGAGTATCAAGTCTCCGAGTTCATGCAGCAGTTGCTCTCCCTCATGGGTATCGAAGACGCACCGGTGTTCAAGCGTACGCGTATCAGCAACCAGAAAGAGCAGGTCGACATGGTCATGAGTGAGGCGCCGTACCTCGACCGTAAGACGGTATTGCGCAAGCTGCCGAACATCTCGCCTAGCGAGGTGTCGGCGATCGAGGAACGCCTCGATGCCGAGGACGAGGCACGCATGGGTACGTTGGTGAACACCACTGCGCCCACTGGCGGCGATGGCGACGATGACGATGACGGCATGCTTTAGCATTTGAGGTGGTCCTACCGTGAAAAAGATCCATTCAGTTGACGAGATTCCTGTTATCGGGCATGCTGCGACTGTCACTAAGACGCAACATTTCGACGGCTTCCAGATCGACACATATTCAGACGGCACTTATGGCTACATGACTGACGGCGGCAAGCACAAGGAGGGCTATAAGTCGAAAGACGGTGCCGAGAAGGCAGCCACGAAGCTTGCCGCCGCAGAGCCGAAAGCCCCGCAGGTCCTGAAGAGTGAAGACAAAGGCGGATATACCGTCAACATGTTCACAGACGGCACTTATGGGTATATGATGCCCGACGGCACTTTCAAGAACGGGTACAAGTCGAAAGACGGTGCCGGCAAAGCGGGTAAGAAGCTCGCGGCGAAGGCAGCGAAGGCACAGGAGAACACCCAGGCCAAATTGCTTGAGAAGCAGGCGCGGGAGCTGCAGGAGAAGCTGCAGCTCACCTACGGCGATGCGATCGACGGTATGACCTCACGCATCGAAGCCTCGCTCAAGGAGTTCGCTGCCGAAGATGCCAAATGGCAAGCCGACGTCGCAGCCGGCAAGAAGGACGCGAAGGCGTACGAAGCCTGGCGTAAGGACCAGGCGTTGCACAACGACCGGCTCAAAGCCCTCAAAAAGGCATTGACGCAGGACCTCACTGCCGCCGACAAAATGGCGATGGCATACGTCAACCAAGTACCGGCAGGCGTATACGCGGAAGGCATGAACTTCGCGACGTATGAGATCGAACATGGCGCGAAGGCGAACACGTCGTTCACGCTGTACAACAAGAACACCGTCATGGAACTCGTCGCGAACGAGCCCGACCTGCTTCCGCAAGCGGCATTCGATAAGGCGAAAGACACGGCATGGAACAGCCGCCACGTCACATCTACGGTGACACAGGCCGTGCTGCAGGGCCAGACGATCCCGCAGCTCGCCGCGTCGATCGCCGGCATCGCCGCCATGGACCAGCGCGCCGCGATGAAGGCGGCACGCACTGCCATCACGAGCGCACATTCGCTCGGCAAGCTCAAGGGATATGAGCGTGCTGCCGATATGGGTATCGATGTCGAAAAGCAATGGCTTGCGGCGCTCGATTCGCGCACGCGCGGCAGCCACCGCCACCTAGACGGCGAGGTCGTCGAGCTCGATGCCGAGTTCAGCAACGGGCTGAAGTGCCCCGGCGATCCGGACGGCCCTGCCTCTGAGGTCTACAACTGCCGCTGTACTTTGGTGCCCGTTATCGGCGATGTGGAGTATGACGAGGTCGAGCGAGCCAACAAACTCGGCAAAATGAGCTATGAGGAATGGAAAGCAGAGAAGCTGACCAAAGAGCAGAAGCTCGCCAACGCACTCGACAGCCAGCTGAAGGATGTCGATAACGAGATCGACGTATTGAAAGAGCTCATGAAGAGTTCCGATAAGACGTATTCTGGTATTTGGAAAGACCCCGTGACACTCGCCGATTGGGATGCGAAGAAAGACGCGATTCCAAAGAAACTCGAGTATCTTGAAGAGCGAGCCGCAAAGACCATGGGTGCCGGCGACGATGCTGCGTCGGTGAAGTGGCAGACGCTCATCGACGATACCGAAGATTTCAACCGGCAAGGCCGAGCATACAAAGCGCATGTCGACAACATGGCGGCATTGAGGCTCAAGCGCCAGTCGATCCACAAACAGATGGTCGACTTGGGTCTTATCGAAGATTCCGCTTTCAGCGAGGAACGCAAGGCGAATGCCTGGAGGTTCACGTCGTCGGCTGAGGCCGATAAGCACTTTCGTGGTGTATGCGGTAATGTCTGGCGTGAAGCCACCAAGTCACAACGCGACGGCATTTACGGCTATACGCAGAGTTCCGGTGCTTGGAATCGTCCGCTGTCCGGTTTCCAGAAGCCGTGGTCGCAGGGTGGTTCCGGCTGGGAGAAGAAGTTCTACAAAGGTGTCGGCAATGTGTGGATCGACTTCGAAGGCAAGGGCTCTGCAATCCGCCGCATGACTGAGATCATTGAGAAATCATCGTATGACCACGACACGTGGCTTGTGCGTGGATGCGATTACAACGCCATGGAGTCGTTTTTCGGCATGGATGCATCGGAGTTGTATTCTATGGACACCGACGGGCTCAAATCACTCGTCGGCATGTCAAACCGCATCCAGTCGTTCGTGTCGACCTGTACGGCGAAGGGTAAGGGCTTCAGCGGCAAGCCTGTCGCCATGGAGATCTATTGCCCAGCAGGGTCTGAGATGATGTACGCGGAGCCATTTTCAGCGTTCTCCGGCGCCAGCTATAGTGGGCATAGCTGGGACGGCAAGAAGGAGCAACACAGTTTCGGCCATGAGTCGGAAATGATTTTGCAACGCGGCGGTTACTACACAGCGACCGACGTATATAAAGGCGATGACGGCAAGATGCATGTCGTGCTGGAGCTGCACCCAGAACAGGGTTATGACAAGTTCCAGCAGGACCCCAAAGAATGGACCGGCTCGAAGGACAAATACAGGTAAGGAGTACCATGGCCACTGAGAAACAGAAAGTACCGAACCTCGAGCTCGACGACTCGTTTGGCTGCCTGAAGCGCAACCCCCGCAAATGCCGGACCTGTGCGAACGCACACGGCCCGGCGCCGTGGGAGGACTCGCCCGACAAGTCGTATTGCATGGCATACGAGCGCCGCCTCGGCAACATCAAGCCGGACGCCGTCTACTTCGACGGTGCCGATTGCCCGTTCTATATCGAGGAGGCATGACATGGCCGGTGGGGTATCGGTGAAGCAGGACAACACTGAGCAGGTTATCGACGGCATCGATTCGGCTATCGGCGTCGCGCTCGAGAAGATCGGGCTTTCGGCTGAGAAATACGCTGAGAAGAAATGCCCGGTTGACACCGGCAATCTGCGCGGGTCGATTACGCACGAGGTGGATACCGCCGATAACGCTGTGTACATCGGCACGAATGTCGAATATGCGCCGTACGTCGAGCTCGGCACTTCGCGCCAGAAGGCGCAGCCTTTCCTGAGGCCCGCGGCTTCCGAACACGGCGCACAATACCGCCGAGTGCTGAAAAAAACCCTCGGCGGCAGCAGTTAATCTGGTATTATTTATGTTAAATGCGCGAAGCAATGCGCTATACAGTATGGGGCCGAAGCACGCACCCCAGAGTCCGAAGGAATGGAGCGAACACCATGGCACTTACCCGCAAACTCCTCCGATCCATGGGGATCGAAGACGAGAAGATCGACCAGATCATCGACGCACACACCGAGACCGTCAATGCGCTGAAGGACGAGCGCGACGAGTTCAAGGATGCTGCGGACCGACTGAAGGAGGCCGAGGCAGAGCTCGAGGAGCTCAAAGCCAAGCCCGCCGACAGTTTCAAAGAGAAGTTCGAGAAGGAGCACGCCGATTTCGAGGCATTCAAGGCAGATACCGCTAAGGCTGCCGCCGACCGCGAGAAGAAATCGCTGTACCGCAAACTGCTCACCGATGCAGGCGTCGACCCCAAGCGCATGGATGCCGTGATGCGTGTCGCCGACCTGTCTAATATCGTGGTCGAGGACGGCGCCATCAAGGACGCCGACAAGGTCACAGAGAAGGTCAAGGGCGAGTGGTCGGATTTCATCCCGGCCACGAATACGAAGCCCGCGAAAGTCGATACACCGCCTAACGGTGGTGGCGACGGCGCGGCAGAACCGAAGTCGCTGGGTGACGCCTTGCGACAGAAGTACACCAAGCAGAACACTGATTAAAGGAGGCAATTATGCCTATCACCCTCGCAGAGGCCAAGGTCGGCATGGCCGACAAGGTCGACCAGCAGATCGTCGACATGTTCCGTCGATCCTCCCTGCTTCTCGACCGCCTCACTTTCGACAACGCCATCTCCCCCGGTACCGGTGGCTCCACGCTTGTCTATGGCTACACGCAGCTGAAGACGCCTTCTACTGCCGCCGTCCGCGCTATCAACTCCGAGTACACGGCAAACGAGGCCAAGCGTGAGAAGAAGACCACGCAGGCCATCATCATGGGCGGTTCTTTCGAGGTCGACCGTGTCATTCAGGACACTTCCGGCGCCATCGATGAGCTCGTGTTCCAGGCTGACGAGAAGATCAAGGCCACTGCCAATTTCTTCACGCATTGCGTGATCAACGGCACCACGGCTGGTGCCGCAGGCGCCGGTAAGACTACCGGTACTTTCGATGGCCTCAATAAGCTGCTCTCTGGTTCTTCCACCGAGTACACCGCCACCGCGGATCTATCCACCAGCGCGAATGTGGACGCCAACTACAACCAGTTCCTGGACGAGCTCGACGAGTTCATCTCCGGTCTCGACGGCATGCCCGATATGCTGCTCATGAACCGCAAAATGCTCTCCAAGCTCCGTGGTATCGCCCGCCGCGCCGGTTATTACGAGTCCACCAAGGACGATTTCGGCCATGTCGTCGAGACGTATAACGGCATCGAGCTCATGGACGCCGGCGAGTTCTACGACGGCACTAAGACCGTCGACATCGTCGCCGACACCGCCGCCGGTTCCGACACTTTCGGGACCTCCGACATCTACGCCGTCAAGTTCGGTCTCGATGCATTCCACGGTATTTCCCCGACCGGCACTAATGTCATCACATCCTACATGCCCGACCTCACCCTGCCCGGTGCGGTCAAGAAGGGCGAAGTTGAGCTCGTCGCAGGTGTCGCCCTCAAGAACACGCTCAAGGCCGGCCACATGAAGGGCATTATCACTGCACCGAAGACTGCCTAAGGAGCCGACATGCTGGAGGAGTTGCTCGCCGAGATCCACAATTGGTTTGAATGCGATTACCTCGCAGGCGAGCTCACCGTCATGGACGGCGAGCTCACCCTCCCGCATGGCTTCGTCAAGCCTGGCCAGTATTACCGCATCGTCGGCAGTGTTTTCAACGACGGCTTGCACCAGTACCCGACATCAGACCTCGCCGACGAGATATTCGACGGCGAGGTATGGGCGCTGGCCGTGCCGAAGGTTGTCATCGACCTCGCAAATGAAATCGATGCGTGGCGTAAGGCCAACCCCGACTCTGCATATACATCTGAGTCGTTCGGCGGGTATTCGTACACGAAGGCCACCGCTTCCGACGGCATGCCTGCACGATGGCAAGACGCATTTCGCCGACGCCTCAATCGTTGGAGGAAACTGCCATGACTTTGATCGATACTTTCAAAGAGCCTTGCGTACTCATGGAGAAGAAGCGCGTGAGCGACGGTGAAGGCGGGTGGACGACTACATGGGTTGACGGTGCCGCCTTCGATGCTGCTATCGTCCGCGACACTACGCTGGCCGCACGCGTCGCCGAAAAAGAAGGCGTCTCCAACGTCTACACAGTGACTACCGACACCAATGCGCGACTTGAATTTCACGACGTTTTCAAGCGTGTCAGTGATGGCCAAGTGTTCCGTGTGACTTCCAACGGGGACGACATGAAGACACCTGATCGCGCGACGTTCAGTTTTGAGCAGGTGAGCGCCGAGGAATGGAGCCTATCATGACGCCGACAGCGGCGATTTACACTTTCATGGCCGGCTTCGGCGTCCCTGCGTATGCTGCGACATCTGTACCTGATAATGCGGAATTCCCGTATATCACATACGAGCTCGCAGTCGACGACTTTTGGGGCGGCGAAATCGCATTGGCTATGGACATCTGGTGCCGTGGCGACTCCGAGGCAGAGCCGAATGCGAAAGCGCGTGAAGTCTCAAAGGCACTCGTCGGCTGCAAGTGCATCCCGTGCGATGGCGGCGGAATTGTACTGAAAAAGGGTTCGCCGTTTTGCCAGAGCATGGGTGACACGGCCGACGATAAGATCAAGCGCCGCCATATTAATTTGACGGCGGAGTTTATCACCTCGTTTTGAGAGGACAAGTCAAAATGGCTAAGTTCACACAGATTCCGATCGACACTTTCAAGAAGCTCCAGCTCGGTGCCGGTCTCCTTACATCTAACTTCGACCCGGCGACCGGCGAGCTCACTGCGTCCAACATCATCGGCGCGACGAGCGGTGGCGTATCGTTCGAGGCCACGCCGTCATTCACCGATTTCGGCGAAGACATCGACAACTGCCCGAAGAACACTAAAGAGCTCAAGAAACTCGACAGCTGGGAAGCCAAGCTGTCCGGCTCGTTCGTGACGATGGATACGAATATCGCGACGTCTGTCATCGGCACTGCTACCGTCGCGAGCGACGACAAGACCAAAGTCGTGCCCCGCAACTCTGTCGAAGCCAAAGACTTCAAAAACATCTGGTGGGTGGGCGACTACTCCGACGTCAATGAGGACAGCTCGACTGCAGGCAAGGCCGGTTTCATCGCGATCAAGCTCATCAACGCATTGTCGACCGGTGGTTTCAAGATCCAGTCTGGCGACAAGGCAAAGGGCACGTTCGAGTTCGAGTACACTGGCCACTACAGTAGTGAAAACATCGACACCGTCCCGTTTGAACTCTACATCAAAGCCGGTTCTGCTGATAAGTAGGCAATAGCCTGAAGGAGGAATTGTAATGAAACTCAGTGACATCAAGGGCGACCGTGTACTCGACGTCATCGCCGACATCATCGACCCCATCGCAAACATGGTGCAGGATAAGGACGTCGCCGCTATGTTCAAGCGTGAAGCCGTACCCGACGGCATGGAGCCGCGCGATTTCTTCGCGAAGCGCATGTGCAAGGGCCTGCCCGTTTTGACTCAAGAGCCATAAGACCGACATCACAGCCGTCATGGCGGCGATCGAGGGCGTGACACCTGAGCAGTATGCGGCATCGCTTGATTTCCCCAAGCTATTCACCGATGTCATGGAGCTCGTGACCGACGACGCGCTCCTCGATTTTTTATCATCGTCGGAGACGGGGAAGGGCGCAGATGCGCCTGGCTCTGCCTCGGCGAGTTCCGAGGCCCGTTAAGGGTCGACGCGTTCGTCAAGTTCACACTGGCCCGCTATAGGAGAGAACGGGACGAGATGGCGTTTAAGGTATACGTCACTGACTCCCTATACCTCATGGGCCAGCAAAAGTTTATTGGTCGCAGATGGTACGACCAAATCAGGCCCAAGGTATATGAAGACATCGACGCCGCTGCGGTAGTGGCGGACGTCACGAAAAGGGCGGGATTGGTGGTCGTATGAATCTACTCGACCTCGCCGTCAAGATCACATGCGACGACCAGGCATCCGGCGAGGTCGACAAGATCGGCGACGGCATCAAGAACAAACTGGGTGCCGCCGCTAAAGCCGGCGTTGCGGCCGTGGCGGCAGTCGGTACTGCGACAATCGCCTTCGGTAAGACTGCGCTCGACGCATATTCGAATTACGAGCAGTTGGTCGGCGGCCTCGATACCCTATTTAAGTCATCGTCGGCCAAGATGCAGCGATATGCGGCCGACGCATACCAGACGGCAGGCGTCTCAGCCAACCGTTATATGGAGATCTCGACGAGCTTCGCCGCAGCGCTGATCAGCTCACTCGGCGGCAACACCGAGGCCGCAGCCGATATGGCCAACACCGCCATCACGGACATGAGCGACAACGCCAACAAGATGGGCACGTCGCTCGAGACTGTCCAAGAAGCATATATGTCGCTGTCACGCGGCAACTATGAGATGCTCGACTCCCTGAAACTCGGTTATGGCGGCACTAAATCAGAGTTGGAGCGCCTGCTCTCAGACGCCGAGAAGTTCTCGGCAGCGCAAGGCAGAGTGCGCGATTTCTCTGTCGACTCATATTCAGACATCGTTGAGGCCATCCATGTCGTACAAGACGAGATGGGCATCACCGGCACGACGGCGGAAGAGGCAGCGACTACCATCGAGGGCTCCGTCAACATGGCGAAGGCCTCGTGGGAGAACTGGCTCGCGGGTCTCGGCAATGAAAACGCCGATATGGAAGTCCTGACGGATCAACTCGTCGGTTCTGTCGCTGCTGCGGGCGAGAACATCATCCCGAGAGTCGGCCAGATGATGGTGACCCTCGGTCAGACGGTCGCAGATTACGCACCGGGTGTCGGCCTCTACCTCAGCAATGCGCTCATCAATATCCTGCCTGAAGCCGTGCAAGGGCCGATGCAAGATGCGTTCGCGGGCGTCGACAAAGTCGTCGACAAGCTCGCAGGTGTATTTAACGACAAATTGAAACCAGCGGCAGACGCTGCTGACATCGTTTTCAGCGCGATCAGCTCTGGCATCAAGACTTTTGGCGATAACGTCAACGACTTAGTGCTCCCTGCGATCGATACACTGTCGCCTGCTTTCAATGATTTCTTCGCTGCGATCCAAACCGCGCAGCCCCTGCTCGAGTTCATCGCGAACATCATCGGCGTCGGGCTCGCAGCTGCGATCAGCACGGCCATCAAGTTGTTTGCCGCCATTACCGAGGTCATTGCATTTGTCATCACCGGTTTCGCGCAGCTGTATGAAGACATCTCTGGGTTTGTGACGGGCGTCGTGAATTTCTTCACGGTAACAGTACCGCAGGCGATCCAGTCACTCATCACGTGGTTTGCACAATTGCCTGGCAACATTGCGGCGTTCCTGTCGACGGTCATCGCAAATGTCGCGGCATGGGCCGCCAACATGGTATCGAATGCAGCGCAAGCAGGGTCGCAATTCGTAACCAACGTCGTTAATTTCCTAGCGAGCTTACCCGGCCGTGTGCTCGGTTTCCTCAATTCGGTGATCACGAATGTGCTCAATTTCGTATCGCAGATGGGCCAGCAGGCGGTGAACGCTGCCACGCAGTTTGCGAACAGCCTCATTAACGGCCTCGCATCTATACCCGGGCGTGTCGCGTCAATCGGTTCCAATATCATCCAAGGTATGGTAAATGGCGTCACAAATGCCGCCGGTAAGCTGATCGATGCCGTCAAGGGTGCTGTCGGTAAGGCCATCGAAGGTGCAAAAAACCTGCTTGGCATCCATTCCCCGTCACGTGTGTTCCGCAAGATCGGCCAGTATACAATGCAGGGTGCGGCACTCGGTGTCGACGACGATGCTGATTTATTGTTGCAGTCTACGGACAACGCCATGCGTGGTATGGTGAAAACGGCGCAGCCGGTAATCGGTAATGCGCTATCGGCATCCGCGAGTCAATCAGACGTCACCGAATGGCTCGCCCGTAATTTGCCGGCTATCATCTCGCAGTATACACCAGTTATGGGGCAGAAGGAATTTGGACGCATGGCGCGGAAGGCAGTCGCATATGCTTGATATTTGTTATGAGTCGGCAACTGCCGGTGTCATCCCGCTCAATTCTGGGATCTATGTCGGCAAGCCAAATGACCTGTTCAGCCGTGAATGGGATTATGACCTCGGCTGCCGCTCGCTTACGTCGGTTGTACGAAAGGCGCGAAAGGTGTCCATTTCAGCTGCTTTCATCGATATGGGGGCAGCTGATGCGTTGAGGCGAGCAGCAGATGCCGATGTCGCTGCGATGAAACCGGGAAGGATCCGCATCGGGGAATGGCGACAGAGGTGCTATATCGTAGCGTCATCTGTGAATAGCATTTTTGATGCTATAGTGTCGGCCAAGCTTACTGCGGTATTGCTCGACGGCGTGTGGCGCCGAGGTGAAACGACTGAATTCGTACCTGTGAACGCTTCTACCGGTTATGAATTTCTCGACATGCCGTATGACGTGCCGTATGATCTCGGGGTGACTCCCCCGAAACGCTATCTCATCGCCGGTGAATATACCACTAGCCCTGTAAAGTTGACAATTTACGGACCTGCGGTCAACCCGGCTATAATCATCGGCGCAAATACATACCAAGTCGACGTAACTGTGCCGGACGGTGGTTATATAGTCATCGATCCGATCAATCGGACTGTAACGGTCACAAGTGCCGAAGGCGAGACAATGGACGCATTCCCTAAAGCTCATAGGGGCGACGGTGTCGGGTCTGGCGAATACATCTTTGAACGTGTGCCTGCCGGGACGTCAGAGGTGTCGTGGAATAATGCTTTCGGGTTTGACGTGACTGTATATGACGAGGAGGGTGAACCGGCATGGTCATAGTCGTTTATGACACGAAGAACGGCGCTGTGCGCGAGGTCGAGGACTTTGAGCTTGACCTCGCTTATGGCAGCGATGAAAACTCCTTTACTATAGCGACGATGTGCACAGAGGCCCCAGAAGAAGGCCAACTCATCTTTATCGACGGCACGGAATATGGCGGTGTCGTCGATGAATCGACGTATGACTCCGGAGTCGACTCCGCAGACACTGTGATATGCAAGGGGCGCACATGGCATGGTATTTTGGCGGGAAAGCGCTTGCTTCCAAATTCAGGCAATAGTTATTTATCTGTGTCCGGGAAAATCGGTGATGTGCTTACTTCGCTCATTTCAAGGATGGACATCGGCGACACGTTTATAGCGGCACGCGATAACGACACAATTACATACACTTTCGACCGCTTTATCGATGGGTATAGTGGCCTCAAGGCGATGGCGAAGGCTAATGGCCGGAAGCTCGTCATGAGGCGCACCGCGACGGCAATCGAGCTGTCCATGCCGAATGTCGTGGACTATGCGAACATCGTTGATTCTGACTTACTCGATTTCACAATGACGAGTGTCCACCGATGCACCAACCATCTCGTGTGCGCCGGCACTGGCGAGCTCAAGGATCGCGCAGTCGTGCATTTCTACGCCGACGAAAAGGGCAGGGTCAGTCATGCGCAAAGTCTGTTTGGGCTTGACGAAATCACGGAACTTTACGATTACAGCAACGCCGACGCTAAGAAACTTGAGGAAGATGGCAAGAAAAAGCTCAAGGAATTGCAGACGTCTGGCAGTGTCCATGTAGACGCTCACGACGACATTGACGTCGATGTCGGTGATATCATTTCGGCACGTGATAATTCGCATGGGAAACTCGTCTCCGCAACCGTAGTCAAGAAGATCATCAAATGCAATAACGGTGTCATGACTTATAATTACGAAGTCGGTGTCGAGACGAGCACTAAGACAAGTAGCAGCGGGAGCGCCGAGGGTAGCGGCGGTGAGGGCCATGCCTACTATGCCGGTAAAGGCCTCACGCTCGATAACTACACATTTAACGCCGACATCGACACAGATGATTTGAAAACAGTAGAGAAGAAGGCCGACAGTGCCATATCGAAGGCGAGTGAAGCCGTCCAGACGTGGGGCAAGGCGGCACTGACAATCGGTGACGTCTCGACACTGCCAGAGGGAAGTAAGGCGACTGCTTCACTCGTAGGCGACGGCCTCACCAAAACGTTATCACTCGGTATCCCGATCGGTGCTACAGGTATCCAAGGCCCTACAGGCCCTAAAGGCGCAACTGGTGCCACAGGCCCGCAAGGGCCTCAAGGCATCAAGGGAGATACCGGTGCGACGGGCCCTAAAGGCGCAACCGGCGCAACCGGTGCCACAGGCCCGCAAGGGCCTAAAGGCATCAAGGGAGATACCGGCCCGCAGGGTGAGAAAGGCGCAACCGGCGCAACCGGTGCCACAGGCCCGCAAGGGCCTAAAGGCGCAACTGGAGCCACCGGTGCGACGGGCCCTAAAGGTCCTCAGGGTGAGCGCGGTGAAGGTTTCTCGATTGCCAAGGTATACGCGTCCGTGGAGGCGATGAATGCCGGGTATGCCACAGACGGTGTGAAGGTCGGCGGTTTCGTCATTATCTCATCCGATGTTTCAGACCCGCATAACGCAGAGTTATACGTGAAAGGAGCGGGTGCTTATACGCTCGTCACTGATATGAGCGGTGCGCAAGGCATCAAAGGTGATCAGGGGCCGACTGGTGCGCAGGGGCCGGCTGGCGCGACAGGTCCTCAAGGTATTCAAGGTATTCAAGGTACAATGGGGAAGACTGGTGCCACAGGCCCGCAAGGCCCTAAAGGCGCAACGGGCGAGACGGGACCGATCGGTCCTAAAGGCGCAACAGGGCCAACAGGCCCGCAAGGCGTCAAAGGCGACCAAGGCGAGCGTGGGCCGCAAGGCATCCAAGGTGTAAAGGGTGACAAAGGCGAGCGTGGCGATAGCGGTATCACTGTCCCTACGGCAGGGTTTTTCACGCTGTCAGTTGATGGTAACGGCGACCTGTGGGCTACCGTCGCAGACGGTGCCGGAAAACCGCCGCTGACGTATGACCCGACGACCGGAGCGTTGTATTATGTCCTTTGAGGGGGTTCAGAATGACACAATACCTTATCGGCAATATTAAAGGCCCTAAAGGCGCAACTGGTGCCACAGGCCCGCAAGGGCCTCAAGGCATCAAG